GGATGTGGGCTTCACCTCCAGAAGATGGTCATGGCACTGCTATCTGGGGTGCTAATCATATCTTCCTCGGAGGAGGAGGTGGTGGTGGTGGTACCGCTACTCACCAATCTTCTGAAAGAACAGGTACTAATGCTGGAAATGGTGGACCAGGAGCAGGTGGTGGCGGTTGCATTTCTTATGACAGCAGCAACCATAACGCTTGGTGGTTTGGCGGCAACGGTGGAGTCCTAGGCGGTGGTGGTGGAGCAGGTCAATACTCTACTGGTGGATCAGGAGGTAACGCAGGTGGCGCAGGCTGTACTGGTTACGACGGTCGAGTAGGAGGTAACCAACAAAACGCGGCAGGAACTACAGGTGACCAACTATGGGGAGCCCAGCGTGGTGGAGATGGTCTAATATTTATTCAATACAAAGTCACACAATAGGAGGTTTAACTAATGGCTACGTGGGCTCTAATTGACGGAAACAACGTGACAGACGTGTGGACTAACAAACCCACCGATTTGATTCACCCCGACCTGCTTGCATTGTGCGAGCAGGTTCCTAGTACAGTAAAACCTGGGGATGTCAGAAATCCTTCGGATAATACCTTCTCGACACCTACGGTATCGTCTGGATCAGCTCAGCCTGATATAAGAATGATATCGCGGGGAGCTTTCATGGGCTTATTAACTTCTGCCGAAAGAAAAGCTTTAAAAGAGATTATCAAGACAGACGATGATATCGCAGATTTCTATGAGTGTTTTGATTATGGTGATCCAAAAATTACTGATACTGAATTTCAGGCAGATATCGATAATTTAGAAACCAAGTCAATTATCAGTACTGCTACTAAAACTAAAATCAACGACTACGGGAAAGAACCCTCTTAATTATGACTATTACTTCTTCCATTCTTCTAACTTCCGGTGGTGGTGGTACTGGCGGGACAATTACGGGGCCTCGAAATAAAATAGAGGTTTACACAGGGACACTACCTTCTACCTGTGAATACACCGCAAACGACTGGAATACGTGGGGTTCGACTACTTTCACTTGGACTAAACCTGCGACGATGAAGGCAGATGTACCTTTAATAGTGCATGTTTGGGGACCAGGAGGCAATGCAGGATCTAACAACCGTGGAGAAGGCGGTGGTGGCGGTGGATATGCTTATAAAAAAATCCCAGTTGCGTCTTTAAATTCTACAGAGACTATCACGATAGGTGTACCTCATTGGAGTACTAAGACCAGTAGAGGATCAGCTTCTTCTTTCGGAAGCCACTGTTCTGCTAATGCAGGGAATGACGGAGCCAATGCAAGCACCCCTACTAGTAATCCTAATTCCACTGGAGAAAACTCTAACCCTCAACAAAACGTTAATAATGGATACGGTCAAGGTGGTATAGGAGTTGGTGGGGATATTAATAGGAGAGGTGGTCAAGGAGGTTATTCTCACTCTGCAAACCCAAGTAGTGGATCTGGTGGAGCTGGTGGTTCTGCTCCAAGACCTATTTCAGGTATTTACGAAGGAACAGAAGGAGCCGATGGCAAGATGGGAGGTTCTGGTTATACCAGTTACTATGGTGCTGCAGGAGCATCTATAACTTTTCCAGGATGCAATGGACCTAATCATTTCCACAGTTGTGGGGGATCAGGTACTGCCGGTTTTGGAATTGCTTCTAGGTGGAACTCAGACTACAGAACTAAAGGTGGTCAGGGTGGAGCAGGATTATTTGGAGCTGGTGGAAGAGGTTATTCTGTAGTTGGTTGGTCGAGTAATGACAACTTAAGACCTGGTGGTCAAGCAGCAAAGTCTGGACATGGTGGAGCCATTTGGGATCCTAACGGTATAACTCTTGGAGGAGGAGGAGGCGGTGGCGGTGGCGCTACTCGTGCTTCTTCCGGACAATGTTGCGCTGCAGCGGGTAATGGAGGCCCTGGAGCTGGCGGTGGTAGTTATAACGTATACGACGACAGTACTAATACTTATGGTGGTGTAGCTGGTAATGGAGGAGTCTTAGGAGGTGGTGGAGCCGGTGGTCAATATGTTGGCACCCCTAGTACTGGTTGCGCAGGCGGAGCAGGTGCTTCCGGTTGGGATGCTGAACCCTACGGCTCTCGAGGACAATCATGCGGTGGCTTTGGCCTTGTTGTCTTGCAATACGCAGTAGAATGAGTAGTATCGGAGTTAATTTCTTATGGCTACAAAAGCAATCATAGAAGACAACATCGTCACCACTGTTTGCACTGGTGACATCACAAAAAATTATCATCCAGATCTACAAGCTTTATTTGTAGACGTGCCTGATGGTACTGCTCAAGGGGATCTAAGAAACCCAAGCGATAACACGTTTAAACATGCTGGTAATCCTAAAACGATAGAACCAGACAAAGCTCCTTTCGGCACTATCGAGCAACAGGTTCCTCAAGCTGTCTTCAAGTCGACACTAACACGTGAAGAGAGGAAAGCTTGGAAAGCTAAAATCGGCAGCGATGACACTGTTGATTCTATGCAGAATTTATGGGACGAGAGCCCTCTAGCTAGTATTTGGTTGGCAAATGTTGCGGAGAATACAGAATATAAAGATGCGTTAACTAATTTAAAGGCAGCAGGAGTGATAGGTGATGCTACGATTGCAAAGTTAACTACGCTGTTGAAACTTGACAGAGATCCAAAAGGGGAATCTAACGGAGACGCAAACCCCTACGAAAGCTGAAGTCATTCTTCATAAGAAGCTTGGTTATGGTGTTGTAGACAATTTGGTAACTCCTGAAGTGTTTAAACCATTTCAGGAGTTTTTCACGTCTCGTGAACCTCAATGGAACATAGATAGAAAAGTATTAAATCCGATAGTAGACCCCCTTGGAGATCGGGGTTGTGACGATAGGTATAATTTTCAAGGTACTATCAGCTTATGCGATGATGCGATGCAACATATTCTTTTTTGTGATCCTAAGGTTAGTCAATTTCAATTCCGTGGAGATTTATTAAAACAGATTTGTAATGAACTTTTTAAAGTATTAAATCCTTTATGTCTGATTCGGATCAAAATAAATATGACTTTTAATACTCATACAGTAATAGAACAGGCTTACCATCAAGACAGGGAAGGCAAGAATGGGGAATTTGATCATATGATGAATGCTTGTTTTTACCTCAATACATGTGATGGTTACACACGATTTAAGAATGAAGATGGCAGCCTAGGAACCAAAGTGGAGAGTGTTGAAAATAGATTAGTTTTCTTTCCTAATAAACTCATCCATACAGGCACGACCACAACTAATGCTCCTGCAAGGTACGTAATGAATATCAATTATGTGCCTCGTCGACATTGTCCATTTCATGATTTTTTAGCTATTGTCTAAAAGCGATACTTATTTTACTCATGGACGACACCATGACTCCTCTCCAAAGAGTGAGGAACAATCAAAATAGAGCTGATTTTATGGGGTATTTATATGACTTGTATAGAAGAGGTGAGGCGCCTATCCCTTTACGTAATACCTATACAGGATTGGCTGAGCTATATATAAAAGATCTAGGAAGAAGAGAAATGGATCGCCAAGTAGAGTTATGGCATGATGAAAAGACCCAAGGGCAAGTGCGTGCGCACAATACAGCAAATCCTATACAACTTGATTTTGATCCTGTTCAAAACTGCGACATTAACAAGGAGGCTTCTGATGAAGTTGAGGCAACCACTTAGTTCTCCTTCTCAAAAGGTCGGTTCTATTATTGCAGCTCGTGATTTTTTACGCAGGCTGACGAATCCAAAAGAAGAACCACGGATTCCTAGGGAAGTCAGGAGGGAGGCTCAAGCCTTGTTTAGACATTTTCCCCCTCCTGCAGAATTGAAGCCTATCTTGGAAAAAGAATTTAAGGTTTAATCCCTTTTCAAATTGAAAGATTAAAGATACAAATGAATTAAGCTGATATTAATGGCCTTGACTCAAACAACTGTACGTTTTAAAATTTCTGCTGATGGTATTGTCAGTGAAGAAGTAATAGGTGTCGCATGTAATGCGTGCGAATTGACGACAAAAAATATTGAGGAAAACTTAGGGGAAGTGTCAGGTCGTGAATACAAAAGCGACTATTACGATCCATGTCCTATTGATAAGGCTCAGATAGTGGCACAGGCTGAGTAAAAATACTACAAATTGTGTATAAGATGGAAACTGTTATTAAAAATTTTTAATTCTGTGTTAAGAACTATTTACGGTGCTGCTGCTTTAGCAATCATCTCCGTTCCAGCCTCAATTGCTGGTCCTTATATCAATGCTGAAACCAATGCAAATTGGACAGATAAAAAATATACAAATGCAACTACAGATGTACATGTAGGCTATGCAGGTGCTAGTGACTCTGGTAAGCTTTCATACTATGTCCAAGGTGGTCCAGCATTCGTAGCTGTGAAGGATGCGGATACTGAAACTCGTATCTCTGGTAAAGCAGGTGCAAGTGTTGCTCTTACTGAAGCTACTGATGTATATGGTGAGCTTTCTTTCCTTACAGGTGAAGAGAAAGAAGACTTCGCGACAGGTGGAAAACTAGGTATTAAGTACAACTTCTAACTAGCTTTTGACATGAAACCGTTCATACTGTAATGAGTATGGGCGGTTTTTAATGGGTAGAACAATTTGGACTTATTTTCCGACTTATGTAGCTAGAGCAGATTTAGATGAAGAGCCATATTTCGAGGAGATACAACAAGAGTTAAAACAAGCTATCGAACAAGAGACTCTTGAATATAACGATGGTTGGGGTAAAACACATAAGTTGAGTGATCCGATTTTTGGTAATCGTTTGTTTCCAAAATTAAAGAAGTTTCCTTCTATTGTGAAGAATGAAATTATTCAATACATGATAGGCATAGGAGACCAATTAGGTACTCCTGTAAATGAGAAAGGTAAAGAACGATTGATAACACATATGGAAATTACTGCTTCATGGATTACTAAGTTAGATAATGATGATTTTGCTCATACACATAATCATTTGCCTAGTCATTTTTCAGGTGTTTATTATTATCAATACCCTGCAAACAATGAAACAGGTAAATTCACGGTGAATACTCCTGTCTCAGGACATTGGGGACTTCCTTTACATGGATGGGTACCATCTTACACTATAGATAATATTAGGACTGGAACATTATTACTATTTCCTTCCTACCTAGAACATGGGGTGCGCCGTTATGAAGGAGATGAATCTCGTATTAGTATCTCTTTTAATTCAAAATTGCGTGATGCCTTTGAACCTGAATCATAGACATGGAATTTACTCAAAAAGAATTTATTTATGGCAGGAAAATTGACCTGGATTTATGTGATGGGTTAATTGAATATTTCGAAGAATTTCCCATGGGAAGACATGTAATTCCTTACGAAGATAGAGGTGCTTTTATATGTTTGAAAAGACCAGGCCACACGGCTAATGGAGATGCAGGAGAGCAGTACGGAGATGGCAAGACATCAACAGACTTAGGAGTGCCGTATATCATAAAAGACTCAAGGATTGCCAAATTCAACCAAGCCTTGAATGAGGTCTTAGATGATTATTGTAAGAAATTTCCTAATTGCGAGAAATGTCAACAACCATGGGGTAATGCAGCTTTCGAACAATTTAATATTCAAAAATACAAACCTAAAGAAGGTTTTACTAAATGGCATACAGAGAGAGCTTCCTTGCATCCAAGCGTTGTATCTAGGCATTTAGTGTGGATGACATATTTAAATGACGTAAAAGATGGAGGTGGAACAGAATGGTATCATCAAGATTTCCAACTGCAAGCGCAAAAAGGATTAACTGTTATATGGCCTGCTGAATGGACTCACGTTCATCGTGGAATTGTCAGTCCTACAGAGACAAAATATATAGCTACTGGTTGGTTCTGTTATCTACCTGTCGAAGAAGAGTGGACTACACCTGACAGACTCCAAGATAGAAAAGGTTATTTTTATAGCCGTGATTTGTTCATTCCTCACGAATAGGTAGACTAAACCCTGAATAACACTAAAGAGCTAGAATAAATTGAGTACCCTATTTGTGTGGTAGTGTCAGAACAAAGGCTCAGATTAGATAAAGGCAAGATTGGTGATTGGGTTGCAGGACAACTGCAGGACCAAGCATTGAAGTTTGCTGGTGCCAACGAAGAAGTCTACCAAATCATAGACTCTTTGCAAACCAATGAAGAAGCAAATAAGCTGCAATCAGCAAATACTCTAGGAGCAACGATCTCGAACGACTCGACGACATTGAATCAATTAGAGTCTCCCATAACGAGTGTTGCTAACGGGGAGAAGGATGAGTTCCAGAAGTGGAATTACGGTATCAATATTAATACGGATGGACCAGATCAAGGTGGAAGCTTAAATGTCACCTCTCCCGGTATGCTCAATGATGGTAGGACGAGATTTAACTTCGGAATCAATCATCATTTAGGACACGAGAGTAACGACGTGAAACAAGATTCTTCTACAACAGGAAATATGGGTATTGAGCATCAGGGGAAAAATTATAATTTTAATTTGAACATGAACATGGGACATCGCAAACCTCCCGAGTTCAAAACACAATTCGGAACCTCCTTCTAAACACCCAACTTCTGTCATGAAATTCGCCGACCAAAACCCTCTTGCTAGAGAAATTATTGGATACATGCAGAGTTATCCACCTAAGCCTATCTATGGAGACACAGGAGTTATCGGTGAAATGGGAGACCAAGCCAATATCATGGACTGGTTGAGAAGCATAGGAGGAAAACTGCAGCAGAAATATCAAGAGAATCGACAATGGGAGGAAGACTACAACAAGAGACCTGGCTTCTATGATGGCGAACCTGAGGAGCTAAGACGTAGACGATTAGAGAAATTATATCCTGAGCTCAGAAACGAAGTCTCCATAGCTCCAGTGAATCAGGATATAGAAATGATGCAAGAAATTAACCATATAGTGAATCCTTTAACAGGCAAACTGGAGCCAGCTCCTTGGACCGTTTAATTAGGTAAGCCAATGACAGCAGACAAGAAATTCCGACAGTTTCAAGATGCCCTGCAATCTTTAGCAGAGTCGAACGGAACTACGGCTGAAAAAATTTGGCGGTTAGCTGTAGCCGGAGAGAGGGGAGCTGCTACTATTGTTTCCAAAGTTGCGAGTGATGTTGGAGTTACTGCGAAATTCTTGCAAGACATGACAGGAGGGGCAGGTGGTCCTTTTGCTAAGAGTGATTACCAGTTCAAAAGAGAGATGGCAGAGAATCGACGAGATCGACGACTTGCTAGAGAAATGAGAATGGATGCTGCTGGTAACTGGGGAAATATGGATGAACAGATCATGTCACAACTTGAAAAGAAAGGTTTAGTAGAAAGAGTTCCACAATATGATATCGCCCCTGGAAATGTAGATGTTGAAGGGAATCCTATTAAGGTGACCGATGAGGAACTAGAAAAAATCTTGATGGGAAAACGAAAAGATAAGTATCCTTCTGGAATTTTTAAATTAGATCCTGAATATATTACGTATGGCACAGGGAGAGAAAAAGACAAAGTTACCATAGCT